AATTTTGTAATAAGTTAATAGTCTGTAATGGTTTGATGGTTTTCCATTTATTGCAATAGGCATATTTATTTCAATTCTAATTGGTTTGTCATTAGGTCTATCTTCATCTTTGAAATATTCATACCACATTCCAAAAGTTACTTTTTCTATTTTTGGTTTTTTTTTTGTTCCGAAATTAACATCTTTATCGTATGTTTTTTTCATACTTTTTACTAATAATTTATATTCTAAATCAATATTTTCATTTAGAAGTTTTACAATTTTTTCTTTGTTTCTTTTAATTTTTAAGTTACTCATAATCTAATTAATTTTAATTTCGTAATTCTCACTACTAAATAATTTTTCAATAGTTATTTTGTTTTGTAAAGTATTCTCACATCGTAAAACCACTTCATTAGCGATTATTACGAAAAGGTTGTATTTTGGGTTCATTGTTAATTATGTTGAAATTCCTCTACTTTTAAACTCTCTATAATCTCGGCACAAATTCGCTCGGTGTGTGCGTAATCGAGTTTGCGGAAGCGACTTGAATAATAAAAATTACTTTGAAGTATTTTTCCACAATTGCATTTTTTAACTCCTATATTTGGAACTTCTTTTAACATTAAGACGTTACAACAACATTTACTTAACCCAATTACAGTATAAATTTCTCCTTTTTTTATTCTCGGTTGTGTTTTGTTTAAATCATATAAGGTATCATCAACACATACCACTTTCTCGCCTATTTTAAAATTACTCATATCAACTTTTTTAAATTGTTTTTTACTAATTGAATTTTGTTAATTGCAAATTTATTTACTCTTGCGCTTTGTTTTAATTGGTCTTGAATCAAATCTAACTCGTCTATCTGCTTTTGAATTACTGATTGCATCGTGTCTACGCTATCATAAAGCATTTGCCACGCATTAATATCATCATCGCTATTTTGGTAGTTATCTAAACACTCTTTTACTTTTTCTGAATAGAAATCGTTTTCTATTGGTTCTTGCTCCCACGGGTCAAGAAAATCAAGGTCGGTTCTATTTGTCATTTTTGTATTGTTTTAAAAGTTCGATTAAATTCCATCTTTCTCTTTTTTTATAACTTCCTCTTGAAGTTGGTTAATGAATTGGTTTACTTTTTGTTTCCACTTGTCGTGGAGTTTTTTTGGTACTACTCTACTTATTCGCATTGTAGTAGATTTCTCTTTGAACTTTGGCGGTGCGCCTACTTTTTTATCACTCATTGTTATTGTTTAAGGTTAATAAATATGATTTTAAAGCGTTGTAAACTGCTTGTATTTGTTTAAAATCTTCGGTATTTCTTTCTGTTGAATAAACTTCTTTCGATGCGAAAAATAAATCCCAACCCTTAATAGTTTTTTGTTTACACCCTATTTGAATTTTATTACCAACAACTGAAAAACTCCTTTTACAAAAAATTGGCAAATATGCGGTTTCTTTATTTTCAGCCGATTCCAAGTTAGCCGATTCCAAGTCAGCCCAATTCAAGTCAGCCGATTCCAAGTTAGCCGAACGAAAGTCAGCCCAACGCAAGTCAGCCGATTCCAAGTTAGCCGATTCCAAGTTAGCCGAACGCAAGTTAGCCGAACGCAAGTTAGCCGAACGCAAGTCAGCCGAACGCAAGTCAGCCGAACGCAAGCTAGCCGAACGCAAGTCAGCCGAACGCAAGTCAGCCCAATTCAAGTCAGCCGATTCCAAGTTAGCGTAATTTAAAGAAACCTTTTCTTTAACAGCTTGTTCAACTGCACCTTTAATAGTTGCATTTTCTTTTTCGTAAGTAAATAATACTTTTCCAAATACCGACTTAATTTCAATTTTTACCATAATTTCTATTTTTTAGTGATTAATTATACGCAAATATAATACTTGTTTTTATATTACAATACAATACAATAAAAATAATGGTAATTTAAAATCATTCTAAATAATACTTAAACAAAAAAAGCATCAATTAAGATGCTTTGGTGGTGGGTTTACACTTAATTAAAGATATTTATAAAATCCTAAATCTGCATTTATACTAATCTCTTTTTTATCACTTACTATTGGATTAATTTCTGTTTTATAACAATGTAGTAAAAAAGGAATATTTTTAACATAATATGTTTTGGTTTGATTTCGTAAATCATCAGCGCATCGACAATATTCTTTTATAAAAACTTCTAATTCTAATCTATCAAAAAATTTATAACCTTTCAGTATTAATCCGTCAATAAGTAATTTATCAAATGAATTGTTTATGTCTTTTGATAGTTGTTGCATTATTTGTTCTTCTATTCTCATAACTCAAATTTTTCTTTATCTCTAACAATTTTTCTACTCCAAATAACACCGATTAATATTAAAATCAACCAAATCCAATTCCAAAAATTACCTTTATTGCTTTCTGTTGCTTTTTGTTTTACCTCAACTTTCGATTTGCTTTTTGTTTTTACGTTGTTTCGTTGCTTTTTAGCAACTTTCTCTGATTTATCAACTACAATATTAGTATTTTGTTTTTCGTTGCTATTACGTGTTGTTTTGGTTTTAGTCTTTTTAGTATTATTTAAACTTTGACTTTTACCATTTTCATCAACGTATGTAGCGGGTTTAGTGTTGTCAATAGGCTCAATAGTTTCAACTTCTGTAACCTCTCCGCTTTCTTTGTTGGTTTCGGTAGAGGTTGTAGTTTTCGTGTTATTATCGGTTTTAGTTTCAATAACCGAATTATCAGTAGTAACTTCTTTAGTAGTTACATCGGTTTTAGTTTGGTTTGTTTTTCTTGTTCCGCAACTAATAACCGAAATACTTATAAATAGTATTAATAATATTTTATTTATTTTCATCTTTATTTATTTTGTGATTTTTACAATTTCCTTTATGTGTTAATACTGTTGCGTTTCCCCAATCTCCATATAGATACTCGCAATTATCTATTATTAAAATATCTAAATTATGTATCTTCCCAGATATAGCATAATCAGTTTGATTTTCTTTAATATTAACTTTTCCACACCCTATTAATAAAAGTGCGGATAGTAGTATTAGTTTAGTTTTCATTTTTGTTAATTATTATAGTTATTAATCCAGTAGCAATAACACCACCAATCCATCCGATAAAATACGTGTTTGAAATATATTGAAATATTGCACAAATCGTAATACCTGTAATTAAACATAAAGAATATGTTTTTAATTTTTCAATAATCTTATTCTTTCCCATAAACATTTTCTTTAAAATAGGTTAGTAGTTCGTTAATTGTCAAATGTTCTTTATTAAAAACGCACCAAGTATCTTTTCCAAAAACTATATTATTGCTAATTATAAATAATTGAAACTTAATAGTAAAATCGTCTGTTATTTGTTCGCATTCATAAACAATCGCTTCAACTCCCATTGGAGTACATTCTACTGCTTTTTTTAAATTCTCTCTTAACTTATTCATTTTCTGTTATGATATTAATTGCTTGTTTTAAATCATTTTCAAATTGCTCTTGCGTTCTTGTATCAAAATAATCACTTGTCCAAGCATCAATAAAACTTTTGTTTTTATGTGTTGGGTTTTCAAAATCTGATATTCTAACAGAAAATCTCTCTATTTTACATTCAAAATTCAAATAAACACAAGTAATATTAAATTGGTATATTTCTTCTGGTTTATTGTATTGTTGTAAATTCCAAGTCGTATATTCTGGGCTAATTCTTATTGAACGTCTTATTCCTGTTTCAAAAAAATAACTATTCTTTTCTGGTAATTCAAAATCTTTAGAATCAATCTCTATTTTCTGATGCTTATATTGTTTTAATTTAATTTTCATTTTTTACTTTTTTTATTAGTTGTTCTATTTCTGAAATCATATTTGATAATGCTGATGCTTCGCTAATATTTTGCTCATTTACCATAACATCGCCATATTCAATTAGGGTTTTTAAATCAATTACTCGCTCCAACATTCCAAGCATCTCATCTCGTTGCTCTTTAAGTTCTGATAAGTCGCAGTTTATTTGTTGACGTACTTTGAAAGCGTCGATTATTAAATCTTTATTAGCGTTTACTTTTTCTTCTCCCACATCATCAATATCTAAAATATTATTAGATTCATAGAAATCTTCATCGTGTATAAGAAAAGTACCTCCATATTGCAACGCATATACTTTTTCTTTCGTTCCTTTAAATTCTTTCATGGTGTTTTGTTTTTAGTTCCTTTACTTCCTATCATCCATCCAAATACTATTGGCGCAAATCTACCTAATGGAATGTGTAAGTTTTCGCTTGTGTTCCAAATACAACTCGCTATAAATTGTAATGGTGTTTCTTCTTTCCAAAAATTCATAATTACATCAATTTAATCCTGCATTTAGAACATACTTTTTCTCCCTCAATTATAAATGGTTCTTCAAAAGTTCCACATTGACATTCAGGTAATTCTTTAGACTTTACTTTTTCTTTTGGTAATATCTCAGAAATTAGCCAATCGAATAAATTTCCATTATCTCCTATAATATTATAACAAGCTTTTACGTATTCAATTTTATCTTGAATAGTTTTTAATCCATCTGGTAAACAATTTTTTTCTTTCATAATTTCTGTTTTTTAATTTTGTTAATATCTATTGCTAAATTATTTTCCATTGTGTAAGTTGTTAAAAATTTCGTTTGCTTCTTTGAATTGTTTTGGTGTCATTTTATTTAAAATTTGATTGTTCAACATTAGCAACAGTTACAAAACCACGCTCTAATTCGGAAATAATCCATCGTAAATGTTCGGCACTATCTCGAAAACCTTTTTCGTGTGCCATATGAATATTACCTACTAATCCTTGCACAAGAACATTTGATAAAACTTTAGAACCTGCTTCGGTTGGTAAATCTTCTTTATCTAAATATTGTTTTCGGTCAAGTTCTCCTATAACTTCAAGGTTAAAATATGTTGCAATGTGTTTTGATGTTGCCATTCCTTTTTTGTGTTCTACCGTGAGAACTACTTTTGCTTCAAATGAAAATTCCATAATATTCTAATTCGTTTAAATTAATAACACCAAAATTAACTATAAAAATAACACCTACAACACGGAATAGAAATTTAGAATGTTTCTAAATTAGTAAAAATGTTTGGTGGAATGGAAAATGTTTTGTAGATTAGCAAAGTGCATTATTAAACAATTATTTTTAAGTCAAAGAATGGTTAACTCCTTAATTAATTTTAAGGAGTTTTTTTATACAAAAAAAACCACCTCATTAGAAGTGGTTTTATTATGTTAGAGAGTTACAGCAAGGTACTTCGAATACCTTATTCCGTCGGAAGAATACAAATATAAATTAAATTCTCGGATAAACAATACCGCTATCAGTAATTGTTATATTTTTATCAATTAAAGATTTTAATTCTTGCCATTTATAGCTTGAACCATCTGCTTTTTTTAATTGAAAGTGTGGATTATCTTTAAAACTTTTCCAATCTCCGCCCCATTCCCATCCTCGAGATTTAAAAAGATTAGTAATTTCCATCCAATCCGCCTTACTATCTTTGTCAAAGTCTTTTATCATTGACCAACTCGCCTCTTTAAATGTGTCGTTATTGTCATTATCATAAAGCAAAACAATATCAAAAGCAAGTCCGTAATTATGTATTGATTGACCGCCTTTTGCGTTGGTTACTTTAGGTCTTTTATTGAATAATGCGTTTTGTTCTGCATTGCTTCTATAAACGTAAGCTAAACGCAATCTTGCACCTTTACTAAGTAAATTATTAGCATCGGTATAGTCTTTTAATAATTTCTCTCTTATTGATGGATGCGCTAATTTTATTCTGTCGATTGATATTTTGTCCATATTACTTCAAATTAAATATTTCTTTTATTAATAAACCAATTATAGGTATTGTGATTAAACGTCCCCACCAAACTACTTGCGACAAATCCCTTTCGTGTGTATCGGTTTTCTTTTCAATATTATCAACTCTTTTTTCAACTTCATCAAGCAAAGAAATAAAACCTTTATTGCCATTTAAAGCCGTTCCGACTAATAATAAAAGTAGTTGTTTTTGGCTATCATTTAAGTTATCAAGCGATGACGTTAATTTTTTGTAGTGGTCTTCCCTACGCTTGTCTTTTTCCTCTAAAATAGTTATTCTTTGCTCTTGTGTTGCCATTGTTATTCTGTTTCGTTTTCGTTTGTTTTTTGAGTTCGATATAAAGAAAATCCTCCAACGCCTAAAAATCCCACAAACACAAATTCCTTAACATCAAAAATAATAAAAGCGGGTAAAAAAGCGTAAATAGTAGCAACAAAAAAACTACTAAAAGTCATTAGTCTTTTCTGCGACCATTTGCCTTGATTTTGTAATGTGTCTTTTATTATTTTCATCTCTTAAATCTATCGTAATTAATATTATCCGTTAACCAAATGAAAAACGGAATACCCAAAATTATAAAATAATTCCATACAAAAAACATAGTATATCCAAAATCAAGTTTTAAATATTTATTTATCAAAAATATTAAAGCAGTTGCAAAATAAGTCGTTTGCATTTTGGATTGTTTACGATAAGTGTAAAAGAAAAAACACACACCTAAAAAATAAAATGGAGTGTCTAAAAAATCAATGAAATTATATCTTTCGCTTGTGTATGTTCCGAAATATCCTAAATCTAATGTAACAATTTTATATACCCAATCTGTTAAGCATAAAGTAACGCCTAAAAGATTATAAATAAGTATATAAAATCCGTAATTTTTCATTATGGTTTTTTAGGTGGTATTGGAAAACCAACCATTACTTTTAATCCTTGACTTTCGTAAAAATCAATCGTTTTTCTTTTTTGCTCTTCTGTAGCTTCTTTTGTGAATACTACGAAAACATCTGCTTCTGTCATTTTATTTGTTGTTTTAATGTGTTATATTTTTCTCTTATTTCTTGTCTTTGTTTTTTAATTTCTAAAGGCACTTCAATTCCCAACTCTCTTTCTCTTATATAAACCCAATCTGTTTTAGATAGTTCTTCAAATTGTAATTGGTTTAAGCTTTCAAGATATTGTTGTGTTTTTTCAGCGTTATATTCTACTAAATCAGCTCCCTCTACTACTTCTGTAAAAAGAATATTATTAGCTTTTGGGATAATAAAATCTATATTATCATCAGTTACTAATACCGAATTTTTAGGTTTATTTTTAGAATCAACAACTGCTAATTCCAAAGTATCTTTATTTATTATTATATAGTATTTCATATTACTAAAATTTTTGCGGTTCTTAATCCAAATGTTGCTAAAGAGTTCCCACTTTGAAGCGTTATATATAAATTCCATGCCTGGGCTGGGTCAATTGTCATCGACCCCTCTGCAAATGTGTGGCTCAGCAAGTCTGATGCGCTGTTAGTAGTGAAATTAAATCCTTTTAGTAAATTTCCTGATACTAATTTTAAAGTCTCTCTTTGCATAAAAAACTCACTTTGTGTTGTCCCTGATATTACTGTAGCAATTACTGTTGAACTTGCAAAATCTGTTTGAGACGCTCTTATCCTAAGTGTACCAGCAATTGAACCCCCCGTTATTTTGTTTGGAAACAATAACATTGAAAATAAATCCCCAATTGCCAACTCATCTCCAGCAAATGCAATAGTATCAATTAAAGTTTCGGAAGTTCCTGAGGTTGTAGTTGCTAAATTTGAAAGTTTATATATTTTCTTAAAAGCATTGGTTTTGTCTGCTTTTAAAGATAAAGCGTCAAATACCGCATTTTGACTTGGTGCTTTTGTAGTAACTCCGTTTACTATTGTATCTTCTACTTTAGCATCTGCATAACTATTACTTGTTGTATTGGTTGCGTTATCTCCGCTATTCGTTCCGCTTGTATTTGATAGTTTTGTTATTTCTGTACTTGTAATAAGTCTTGAACCAGTTCCTAATAATGTTGTTAATCCACTTACCGCACCATCCCAAGCACTTTTCATAGTAGGCGAAGTTAAACCCGCGATAATATTGTTTACCAAAGGAATAGAAACCCCCGTACCATTATCATTATTAATTATACCATTATCTGCGCTTGATTCGTAGGTTAAATTTGTTTCCCCACCTCCTCCGCCACTACTAACCAACGGATTATATCCCAATTCGATTAATCTCGCTCGTAAATCAGTCCACGTTAAAAATGTTTCTTCAATACTTGCATCGGTTTCATCAATTACAACAACATCAGTAATTAACACGGCTTTCTTAGGAAATGGTGCGCCGTTTTTCTGAATCAAAATAATTTCAGTTTCGGTTACATTAGTTGTTATTTTCCACTCCGAAAAATCTAATTCTTTAAATCCGTCGAAGTGCCAAAAATTACGAGTACCTTTTTTTGTTATTCTTAACATAACTTAATTATTTGTGTGTTCAATTACACTAATGTATCTATTTTCAATAGTAATATTAACACTTGAATTAATTACTATTTGCGCTCCGTATTGCTTGAAATCAGCGCCAACTGGCAAAGTAAATGAACCGCTAATATATTCAGTATCTCCTGCATCTTTTGTCATTGTGTATGTTTCTGCTCTGTATGTTGTGCCGTTTACTCTTAGAAAAACATCCACAAATCTATCCTCCCCACTTGGTGCATCAAAATTAAAAGCAAAATCAACACTAACTGCGTCTTTTACATAAATAGGAGTTATTAAACCAGTCGTGGTAATTAATGTTTCGCTATTGCTATTTTCAGAAGTCCCAATAAATCCGAAATTAGTATCTGTATCTGCGGTTATGCTTTGTGTATTCGTTGTATCAACTCTGCTTTGCCAAAACATTTTATCGTTTAATGGCAAACTATAAGGAGTAGGTAAGAAAATGTTTTTATTATCAAATTCACATTTGAAACCGCTAAAATATAATTCAAGTACCGGGTCAGGTTCGCCCGGATAATCAGAATTAACTTCAAATGAATAATTTAATACATCTCCCTCAATAGCTTCAAAACTTTGCGTGAATGTGTAAAGTTTATCAAATTCAAAACTCATTAAGTTGAAAGTTTTGTTGAATGTGTAAGCTAAAAAACTATTCTTGTAAACTTTTAATACAAATTCAACGGGCAAAGGCTCGCCATAATTTGTTTGATTCATTAACGAAAACTGAAAAATATATTGTCCAGCTTTATCGACTGTATGTTCTAAAGCATCACTAAAATCAAAAATACTATTAATATTGGAAGCGATTGGATAAGGATTATTTAAATAAATACTTTTAGACTTTGTACTATAAGTGTTTAGACTACTTACCTGTATTGAACCATCTCCGACGTAATTTAACGTTGGATTGTCTTTTAATAATGATTTTTTTGTTAGTAAATTCTCGTTGTAGAAATTTGTAAAACTTGTAATATTTATTAAATCCATAATTAGTCGTTTGTTTGATAATGTCCGTTAAATGATACTCTTGAACCTGCTCCTAAATTAGAAGCCAATGATATAATATCGGTGCTTAATACTATTTCGCCTATTGAAAAAGTAGTATTGTTGATTATCGGAAAAGCCACCGCTTCATCCGTTTTTACGTGATATAAAGCGTCGGGTATTTCAATCAATCCAATAGTTGCACCAATCATACTCGATGTGCCGTTTTTAATATATCCGTCAACATTTACTATGTTCCCTTGCTTTTTAAAGTTAATCTCATAACTCAAAGTATTAACCGCATCGGCTACCGAAATAGTGTAAGTTGTTTGATAAAAAGTGTTTACCAAAGACAAATAAGCATTTCTTACTTTTGTAACGCTTACTATCGCAGTAATATATCCGTTTATCGTTGATATTAATGTTGATTTATTCATTTTATTATGTTGTTAAAAATTCTGTTCCGTCAAACTCTGTTCCGTCAAACTCGCCATCAACTATTGTAAACGTCCAACTTCCGTAAGGTTTACCATCAAATCCATCTACGCAACCACTTGGAAAAACAATATTGTAAACACCTACTTCTAAATCTACTAATAAATCAGTAAAGTTTGCGAATATTCTATTTAAAATAATTTCTTGCTCAATAGGTCGTGTTAAAAGCAAAACTCCATCTTTATATATCGTTGCTTCAAATCCGCTATTTAAAGCCATATTCTTGTTGAATGTTATTGTTGCGTAACCATCGTATAGTCCTGATGTAGGTGTATAAATGCTTTCGTGTGGTGGATATAATTCAATAACTTCTAATCCCTCATATATTTGATATTCAAAATTAAAAGGCTCGTTTTGTGGATTAATCACAAATTCGCCATCAAACCAATTTGACATATCAACTCGTTCACTTGGTTTAAAATCGCTTACTACTACTCTATCGTTGTTTAAGTAAATAGTGTCGTGTGAAAATAATACTTCTAATCTATCATTATTAAAATAATCAATGTTAGAAAATTTATATTTTCTTCCGAACGTTACAATATTTCTATAATTTACTTTTTTACCTTGACTTGTAGTATATTGCTTTTGGTTTCTTTCGTTAGCGGGTGTAAAATCATAACACTCCGAAAATCTTATACTTTGTGTTCTTTGTGAAGTAGTATAATCAATATTAAAAATAGCACTTCTATTTGTATAATCAAATCTACTCGAATATTGACTACGATAATTAGTTACTAAAAAATTATTGCTATACCAAATATTTCCATTATCAGTATCGGTTATCTTCAAAAACAATGGTGTTGTAGAAAAATCTTCGCCAATGTTTCCAAATTCAAAATCAATTTGCTTTATTCCTCTTGCATCTTCATAACCATAGTAAAAAAAATTATCCGTAATATCTTTTTTTACGTTTCCGCAATTATCAATTAACTCTACTAAAATATCGCCTACAAAAACAATATCGGTGCTTGATGATGTTTTTTGACAAAATGTTTCGTCAATCTTTTGCATTATCATACCTTGATAGTTAAGTTCGGCAATCGGTGGATTGTCGTTTATTCTCGCTTGTGTAAGTCTAATAAATGAATAATCTATCATAAGTTTATTAATGCTTCAGTTAATTCTAATTTGGTGTTAAATTTAGAATCGTTCAAAATTACAAAATTATATTTATATTTATAACTAATTGCTTTGCTTTTTTCGTCAAATAATTGTAAGTAATCGTTTTCCATACGCCACCAATCAGATACACCGCTTAAATTATAAGGAACATCATTAACGTATAATTTTCCATCAGTATATGTTAATATTAAATATTCCGTTTCAAATTTTTCTTCTAACGTTAATTCCAAACGATTTTCTGACCAAGTATGCTCTAATTTTTCAATGTAGCCTTTAATAACTCGTTTATTACTATCAACACATCTCAAAAATCCTCGTTTAGTTTTGTAAAGTTCTAATAAATTATAAATATCACTAAATTCAGCGTAAACACTAAAATTATATACTTTTGCACTAATTACTGGGTTTGGTAAATCAGCATACAATATCGGTGCGTTTTCAACTACGTTTTCGGTTTCCGTTATTAATCGTGTTGATAATTCGCCATTATTTTTGAAATATCCTAAAGTAATATTCTTTTTAGAATACAATAGGCACTGAGCAAGGTATTTTTTAAAATAACCGATATTACGTTTTATTGAATAAGCAATATTCCCGAATGTTGTATCAATTCCGCTAATTTCAGTGAATCCCTCGTTAGTTCTTGTTGTATAGGCTATACCCGTGTAAACGAATGAGAATGTAATAAAAGCATCTCCGCTATAATCGACAACCGCCGTTATAGGTTGTAATTTTATAATTGTTGGTTCTAAACTAACAACTTGATAACTTCCTATGTTTTCGCCAAATGTAATATTAAAAGTTTGACCAACATTTAACCCTAAATTTGTCCATATAAAAGCTACATCACCCGTATCTCCATTGCTATTTCTGTTTAATATTTCTAAATTTCCTAAATTCTCACGCATTAATAAATTCCTACCAAAACCGCCTAAAGTGTTTGGAGCAAGTTCGATTGAATTTTCAATAAATATTTTATCGTCGTCAGTAGTTGATGTTGTAGGTAGCGAAATTTCTAAATCCAATGATTTTTGAATAGCCTTTGAATCACGTGTAAAATTTACTTTTACTTCTTTTACATTCTCAACATTATCATTTAAAACACGAAATTCCGCCTCAGTATTAAAACTTTCACTTGTTCCGATTGTCGTTCTATCTTGCTCATAGTTTTTATATCCGTAAGTAAATTTATTAATTTGCGCTTTGTCGTTTTCATAAACTACAAAATCCTCACTTGGAATAATATCGAAAACACCTATTTCATCATTGGTGTAAAAATCATCTTGTGAATGACCGATAAATATTTCATTCTCTTTAATTTCGTGTTCGAAATTTACCTCGTTAACGCTTTCAAATACTTCTTTAGGTGTTGTATATAGAAAATCGGTTCTTTGTGTCATCATTCGTTTATTAAAACAAACGTTTTTATAATGAATACCACCAACATCAAATAAGGGTGCGTTTATAGGTATATTTTGATTGAATTTACTCCCTTGTTTAATTAAATCAATCCAATTAACTACATTTATAACTTGGTCAATTGCCGTCGATGTTGCTTCAATAATTACATTTTGTTTTCTAAACACAAAACTTGTTCTGTTACCCTCATCTAAATGTTCAGTTCCCCAACTTCTCGCCCAAAATAAAGTAAGCGTATAGTCCGCTGGTATTGATGGAATTTCAAACTCAATCGTATTTGCAACACTTGTAATATAGTTACTTGTACCAGTTGCGTCTTTGGTATAAACTAGAACCTTTTCAGCATCAGAAAAATTAAACGGCTCGGCATAAATGCAATACCATAATTCCATAGCAACTCTACTACTCGATGTTCCGCCAGTAACCTTGTAATTAATATCAATGTCATTTTCTAATTTTATCTTTATTCCTGATAAATTATTTTTCGCTTTGATAATTTTAAAATCTCTACACGCTAAAGAAAACGTACTTTTATAAGCATCAAAAAAAGTTAGTGTATTGTCAATTTCACTTTCTGTTATTTGTTGTGCAAAGTTTACATTTTCTAAAGTTCCAGCGTTACTTGTTATTGCGCTCGGTAATTCAAATTTACTAAACTGCTTTATTGGTGTTGCTTTACGTAAATATTTAAAGGTTGTTATTGGCGTAATTGTATTTTCGTTTACATCTTTATCGCTAAAAGCGTTAAATTTATCATCAAATCTACGCTTAACATTTTGAACGTTATTATTTTGAATTAATTTACAAGAAACATAAGTATATCCATCGGTAATGTCTTTATCGGTAAAGTCTAACATTCCATTAATAAAAGTTAAACCATCTTTTTGTAAAATATACTCGACTTTTGCTTCAAATCCGTAATCTTTATAAATCGACAATAGCCATTGCAAACCATAATCTAAATAGTTTGATGTGTCGCCTTGCGGATTAATAATTTGAGGTGTTTCAATTCTATCGGTAACCGCATCGATAAACTCCAATTTATCCAATGCGCCATAACGCACATCTCTTGCGCTCTTTTTAGAAACTTGTTCAACGTTAAATGTTGCGCCATCAAATCCAATCGGCTCGGATATTTGATATAAATCTTCTCTACCTAAAGAAATAAACTTTAAGTAGTGTTTAAATTCGTTTGTATCTAATGGATTACTCAAAATGTTTGTCCTTTTGCGTTAATGCGTCTGTTTGTTATTTCTTTTGTAGTGTGTCCGTTTCTCACATACATATCAAGTCCTTTTTTCCCAATATTCAAATTTACACTTTCTTTATTATTTATAGCATTAATAACTGGTGTTAAATCAATTTTATTACTTTCAATATTTATATTCGGTGCTTTATCGATTGAATTATTAGTTAAAAGTGAATTTAGTTCGTTGTTAAACATTAGAAAGTCCATTGACTTTTTATGGTCTAAAATCGTATCGCCTTTTTCAACGTATGTATATTTCGCCCCTTTGTTTTGACCGAAATCTTTTATTTTACCATTTTTATCAAAATGCAATTCCGCTCCTCTTTCATCTTTTGTCGCCCAACCCTCGTAAGTTGAATTCTCTACACCAGTCCAAAACTCAGGCATTTGTTGTGATGCTACTACTCCAGCTTGTAACGCACCTAACGCACCCGTTGCAATAACTAAAGGCAAGCCAGCTGGTAATGGCGTACGTGCTAAAGTAGCCATTATAGCTTGTGCCGTATCGATTGCAATGTTAAATAATGTTTGTTTTTTCTTAGCTTGAAATTCACGTCTTGCTATCGCTTTTCTTTTTTCTTCGCTTTGTCTTTCAATTTCCTCTCTTGCGCTTGCACTATCTCCAGCAAATGCTAAATCAATATTCTTACGCTTTTCTAAATTTGCGTATTCATTTTGAAAGTTTTGATTTGATAATTCGGTAATTTTATTAAATACGTCTTGCGCAACATCGCCGACCGCTTGGAATGTAATTGCGAAATTTTCAAATATTGCTTTGTTTTGGTTTTTAATTGCTAAAACTCTTTCTTCATTTGACGCAGTTTCAGAATCTATTATTGATTGTGTTTTTTCAATTACTTCTTGATTATATTGTATTAAGTTTTGATATGTACTTTTACCATTTTCGTCCATATCAAGAAACATTTTAGCACTTGCAACTCCAATATTGTTTAAAGCATTTTCAATATATCCACTTGAAATTGTTTTAATATAATCATCGGTTGCTTTTCGCATTTTCATCCAATCCTCAACACCATCTGTTAGTTGCTCATCGGTTAACTCAATATAATTGTTAACTTTTTTAACACTTCCGAATAATTGGTCATAAAGTCCTTTTTGAACTTCTAAAAGTCCATTTATAACGCCATAAGCAGTTGAAAATCTATCTGTATTTGCTAATTGTTTTTCAAGTACATCAATTGATTTTTTAAATGCTTCTTCTGAATTTGTGGTTATTTTTTCGCTAATTTCTAAATTATCCTCTTTTGCTTTAGTGTTATTAATAGTCGCTTTTGTTGTTTCGTTTACCGCATCTAAATATTTAGCATTGTCTCTAAATAATTCAAGTAACAATTCTTCTTCTGCTTTTAATGGTTTTAATTTGGCGTTTAATACTTTTTCCGCTTCGGTTGTTGCTTTGTTTGTTTTTCTTAAAGAAGCAAAATATTCCTCGTTATTTTTAATTGCGCCTTTGTCATTTTTTTGAGCATTAATATCTTTAAACCCTTTTGATAAAACTTTTTGATATTCAACTTGTGCGCTCATTTGAGCGGTTGCATTTTGCTCTAATAAATTTTGTGTTGCTAATGCGTAACCACGACCTAATAATGCTTTATTTAATCGTTCCTCTGCCTCTGCCGTTTGTCCTGCTAATATTTGTTGGTCTGTTAAATCTTTTAAATATTTACCATAACGCTCTCTTAATTCTTTTAGTGCTTCGTTTCTTTTAGTGTCGCTTACTTCATTATTTTTTGCTATTTCAAATAATATTCTCGCTCTATTTTGTTCTTGAGCTATTGACTGACCAATAGTTTCATTATTTCTTCTTTCTGCTTCAACTTTTTCTTCAATAGCTTTTTTCTCTTTCTCTAACGCTTCTTTTTTTTGTTTCGAACCACTAATTGAATCCCATATTTTAGCACCATACAAAGTAAGAAGTGTAACTCCTACTGATAAAGCAGTTTGCCAACTTAATAAAGCACCAACAATTTGAGAAAAAGTACTTTGGAATGGTTTGCCTTGTGAAATTAATTCTTTATTAGCATTTTTTATTTTAGTTATCTCATCAAATAAAATAGGTAGATTATTTGATAAAGCCATAAATCCCGTTTGAACACTATTTGCAAACGCTGGCATTTCTCTACTTAATTGATTAATAGAGTTTCCTAATCCATTCCAACCGCTTGCATAATTTCCTACATTTCTTTGGTTTTTTTGTATATCCGCATCAACTTTTTTTAATGCCGTTTGATAAATGTTTATTTCGTTTGTTAATTTATGAAGTTGCGCTTCTTCTTTTACCGACAATGTATGACCATAAGCTTTTTTGATAGCTAAATTGTTATACATTTGAGATAATTGATTGACCGCATTTTGAGTTTTATTATAAAGTCCACTTCCTTTTTCTACTAACGCCTGCTCTCTTCTTTGTGATTTTTCAAACTTATCAAACGCTTGTTCTCTTGCTTGTGCTAACTTAATCTCGGCTAAACGTGTTCTTTCGGCTTGTTTTTGCGCTATTTCGTTAGCTTTTACTACTTTATTTTGTAAATTAGCAATAGCTTTTTCTTGCTTTTGATATTCAGCAGTTAATCCTTTTATAGCACTATCTGAACCACTTGGCGTAGTAATACCTTTTATTTTAGTTCCTAACTTATCAACGTTGCTAATCATAGTTACAAGTTCTGCGCTTGCAGTTTGTAAATCTTTTAAAGCGCTCGGTGAAAGAAATTCTATAAATTCACTCATTTCTTTTTATTTTGTTCTACAATTCTTTGTGCTTGTTTTTCCAGCGTAACATAAACTGCTAAAGTCATATCCTCTTTTAATAATGAATTATTTTGCAATACGTTACTCAATGCGCCTATACTATCGTAATAATCAAAATCTTTTCCTTTAGATTTGTTTATCATTTCGTCAAATTCAATTTGCGCAAAGTTTAAATCATTGTTTATAATTCCTATTTCGGTTGTTAATATTCTTAATATTTCATCAGTAATATTTGCATCAACATCAACATAAATCCCACACCCAACCTCTAATGCTTTTAATAAATTAACTCTCATTTGATAAGTAGTTGGATTATTATTAATAAAAAATAAAATTTGTTTTATTGTTGGTATTTTATAAATTGTTAAAAAAGAGATTTCATTTCTTAACTCCAAATATCTTTTCGCTTCGTTATTATCCGATTTTATAAAAAACTCATCGTAAATAGCAATAAATACTTGCTCCAACCCTTTTTCACGTGGTTTCGGTTTAAGCAGTTGATAATTCTTTGTTTTTAATATTTCAAAGAATGTTTTAGCGGGTATGTTTGATATGTTGTTGTATTTAGGCAATTTTATATTGTTTTTTTATTTGATAAGTTAATGTTAATCTATAAATATCTTTTTGTCTTTTATCGAACCAATCTTGGTTTATTCCTAAAATATCTAATCCATAACGACCGACTAAATTATGTTCATCATTCCAATTAAATAAGTAACCCTCTCTAAATGGTCTTACAAATAAACTTCTCGCAGTTCGATAAGTATAAAGCAAATCTACATAACCATCGGCTTTAGGGTTTTGTGCTAATTTTATTTGTCTATAATTCTCATCACGATAACGACCTATTCTACTCCCATCAGGTCGTAAACCTTGCTCAAACTCGTCAATTTTTTGCTCTTTTAGTCGCTCTTGGTCGCTTAGTATTATTTCCTTGACTAAGTTCTGCATTGTCGATTGATTGAGTATCGGTTGCAACCTCTGTTGGTATTGTTTTACTGATATTGCCATTTTTAAAAGGATTTTCTATTTTATCATTCATTTGACCGCAACAACCACAACCGCTATTTTTAGTATTAAAAGGAGCATTTAAAAACTCATCAATTAAAACATCGTTTTTTTGGTTTGTATTGTCTAAAATCCATTGTTTTTGCGTTTCTTTTGCTAAGTTACAAAACCATTCAATATCTTTTCCAAAAATCTTAATATTAAATATATCCATTTTTATTTTTATTAAAAAACCCCCTCGAATAGAGAGGGTTTGAGTTAAATTATTTGCTTAATTAAGCTACTGGTGTAATTGTATTAGAAGTACCTTTGTAGTATCTATTACCTACAATTGCAACGTCTTCTCCAGCTGATTTTGTAGCAACAATTACTGGTGTAGAAGTTGTTAAAGTTGCAGTTGGTGTAATAGCGTACTCTTTAGTAGTACTATTGTAAGCTAACGAGCCTACAATTGGGTCGTCTGTTCCGCTCACTGATAAAGATAAATTAGTACTTGCAAAACCCTCAATGTTTACTAATGGGTTTCTTGACCATACAATTTTTACGTAAACCTTGTTTTCTGAAACATCTGCACGTCCAGTAATTGTAACATCCGTAATGTTTGCAATTCCGTTGTTAGGATTGAAATCTAAATCAGTAATAAACATTCCTAAAACATTTACTTCGTAGTTATCTTTCAATTGATACTTAACAACTGTTTGTGCTGAAACTGTCCCATTTGCCTCTTGATATGGGTAAACTTCATACATTCCAGCGTCAAACCCTTTAATGCTTAATCCATCAGGAGAAAGTACAACTTTTACAAATCCAGTTTCATAAATTGGAATTACATCGTATAAGTCTTGACCGCTTTGTGTGTAATATGAAGAGTGAAATTCCCACCCTTTTTTAATTGTAGTTGTTACAATTGGTAACGCTCTACTAACAACTGCCATTTGTTTCAATGGACTTTCTTCTGTTGTTGGTTCTGCAGTTTCAGATACAACACCAAACGCACCGCCTATAATTCTAAAATTACCAGCTAATACTTGACTTTGTACGTATGCTTTGTCAAAATCTTGGTCTACATCTAAACTCCACCCTTTAGGTACTTGAATATGCCCAGTAGATTGTCCCTCTGTAACAACACAAGGCTCTCCCCCTATATTTCTTTGCGAATTAACGCAATTTTTACCGACTAATATTGCCATAGTTTTTTGTTTTTTTTATTTAATTAATTTATACATTTTGCTTTTATTCTCAATTTGAAATCTACTACTAAACAATCGATTAAATCTACGTTTATAGACTGCTCTTTTGTTGGATTAGTAGTTTTTAAGTCATTTGTTTGCGGTGCAATTCCATAGTTTGGCTCGGCTCTTAGCTTAAATCTATCGGCAAAATTACCCATAACTTCAACATAGCCATTAGTAGTTAATTTACTTTGTACTACTTCCCAAACTGGCTCTAAAACGCCCTCGTAACTATTTTGTGTACGCCAATCGTTTAACTGCTTTAGTTGTGTATCTTGCATTATTACTAACCTTGCATTTGTTTCATACCATCCTTGAAACTCGGTATATTCGTTTAAAACATACCAAACTAAAGGATAATTGTCAAGGTTTTTACGTTGAGTAATCCACTCGATTAACTCCTTTTGGTCGCCAAACCAAAACTGAATAGGTGTGTTTGGTTGTGGATTTCCTAAAAAAGTACAATCTGCAACCGCACCACTAAACAACCTTTTTAATCCGTTTGCAATTATCATAATCCTAAACTATTAGAGTTATTTAAATTATCAAACGTGTAAAGTTGTGCATCAGGATAATCGCTAACGTTGTCTTGTAAAAACTGCAACAAATTAACGTAATTACTATTCGTACCACCTTGATAGTAGTCTACAAAAGTTGCTCCATTAATATTGCTAACACGTGGTAAACAACCAAAAATATTTAACCCTTGGTACATCTCTAAAAACTTATTCCAAATAGTAACCATGGTACTTGTAGGATTAATATTTTCAGCATTTTTGACTTGCGTTTGATAGTTATTTGAATTACTATCATTTAACCAATGCCAAAACGTGAAATAAGCAAGTAGTGAAACTTTAAAACTACCCTCTTGATAGTTTAATCCTCTCCAAACTTTATCATCATACTCGCAACCATTTACTAAGTTTTTCCATTTTTGGTCTGCGTCTGTGTCTAAAATTCCGTTAGTAACTTGACTATTTAATTGAGAAAATAAAACGTTTCCTAAACTCATTTGCAATAACAAACGAGGCTTTTCATCAGCATAATAATTCAGTTCAACTGCGTTACCGCTTTGTGAACTTGTTAAATTTGGAATTGATAACTCCCTTGTGAAATTAGCCTCGTTTATTAAGTACATTTTTATTATGCTTTAGTTTTTACGTCTTTAACACTTCTATTTTCGTTTTCTTCTTTTACAAGTTCGGCTTTTACAATTTCAACTTTTTTTGCTGAAACTAATTTATCCGCTTGATAAGAATGAACTACTTTGATTTTACCTTCAAAGAAACTACCTTTTAATCCTTTTACCGCTTTAAAATCTTTTGCGTTAAAGTTTAAAATTGTTCCTTTTTCATCTGTGACTTGTGCGTCTTTAATTTTTACTGACATATATAATTGTTTTTAAATTATGCTGATTGTAAAGCAGTTTTTACCGCATCTAAATCAAGTTCCAACCACCCCACTAAATCACGTTCTGCAATTTGTAAGATAGAAAATACTTCTCCAATAGCAGTATATTCATTCTCAATTAATTGAGCGTTATACTGACCTGTACGCAATTTATATCCTGAATGGATTTCTCTGTATAATCTGCTTTCCCCTATTAAAGCAGTCCCTTGCGCTTGCTTGTTAGTAGAGATTAATCTCATTCCGTTGATTGTTCCAGCCGTAACATTAATATAAGGCGATAATTTCAAATTACCTTGTGTGTCTTGTTGAAATAAAGTAGATACAATATCTGCTGGATTCATAATCACAACATCAGGATTATAATTTAACGATTGTAATTGTGATTGACCAGCAACCACTGCTAAACCATTATCAGGAGCAAGTAAAGTTCCATCTAAAGTAGAAGAAACGTAAGGACTTGCATTTGTAGTCATTTGAGATAATAACCCATCTTGCCAATCTCTAATTACATCCTCTTCAAATAATCTTACGATTTCATTAAATAATGACATAAAATCCATTTCAAACTCCTCTGTCCATTCGATACGTCCAGCATATTTAACTCTATCAGTAGTAGTTCTAACAAATTTGTACTGAACTAATGGTTTAACCGCTCCCTCAGCTACAACTGCAACAGCTCCCTCAGTAGGTGCTTGTTCTTTTCTGATTCTTTGTGCGGGAACATTATCTTGTTGCGTGTTTGGAATAACATTTAAGATAAAGTTTTCAGGGAAACGAATTACTGCAATATCATTGTCAACTAAAAAGTTATCTGTTGCTGGGTAATCTACACCTGAAGCATTAGTAACAGTTCCGTTGTTTGTCATGTGCATTGCTGCCGCTTTAAATTCAATCTCAAACGATTTTTTGTTTTTGATTGCATCAACTAATTGCGTATGATTTTCCTCTACAATTCTTTTCAACTCATATTTTTCTTTATTAGTCAAAGTTGAGTTCATTTTTGTAGCATCAAGCAATTGTTTAGCGATTTCGTCAGCTATACCGTCTTTTGCTTTTTGTAAATCAGCTTTAGCCATTTCCAATTGTGCTTTTACCTCTTCCGAAATACTTGTTTTTAAAAGCGTATCTTCATGCGCTTTCATTTCTGTTTTGTATTGGTCTAACTGCTCAGCAGTCATTTTCTCCAATTCTTCTGTTTTTTTGTAAACAAACATAGTTTTTTTGTGTTTAAATTATACTTAATTTTCGTTTTTTCTGTTGGAATTTCTTCCGCTTCTTGAGTGTCGTTTGACGGCTCTTCTTTATTCTCAAGTGATTGCTCGGCTTGTTTATTTTCTTGTATTTGACCAGTAGCTGAATTGCTTGCAAACATTACTAAACTACTTTCAAACACGTTTTTAGCTTCTTTAATTACCCAAAAATAGACTACTTCATCATCAAACTCATCTATATTAGCTATCATTGGATAAAACTTCTCATAATCTGCATTTTCTTTAGCGTAATCAGGATTTGTTGACTTTACAGCTATTGAAATATCCATATACTGCATACGTACTGACGCCTCAAATGAATACCCTTTTTCAAGCCATTCTTTAGCCTCTGCATTAACTATTTTATCTTTTTTAACCTTGTATATTAATACATAAGTTTTACCCTCGTAATTCTTACCAATTGACGCAAAAGGAATTTCAGCAGTTATCAACTCAATATCCTCTTTCATTGCCACAATTTCAGAGCGTTTTAATTGGTGGTCAAATACTAAAAATACTTTCCCTTGTTGCTCCTTTGCTGTTTTATTCCAATTCCCTTTGATGTGCATATCTCTATGACTATCTAAAATATTAGAACTATTAACAACGAAATAGTAATAATCATTATCTAACTTTAAAGACTTTTCAGTTTCAAGTGCTTTTAGTATATTTTCTTGTGTAACAGATATTGAACCGCCTTTCTCACAAGATTTATATATTTGAGCAGTTTTAGACTTAATAATAAATTCTTTGTTTACTATTAACTCTTTTATCATTTCTTCATTAGTAGAAAATGATTTATCTAATTCTTTGCAGTATATCATTTCTTAACCTCTTTATTATTGGTTAGTATTTGTTTTCTTTTTTCTAACGATGCTTTTAGTTCTGGACTAATATTTTTATCTTTTAGCATCTTATTTATTTCGTCAATATTCATAACTACAATTTTTGTTTATACATTTCTTTTTACCAAAAAAATAAATCCAATATTTACGAATCATACTACTATTACATTTAGGACAAATAGCAACTTGTCTAGTTTCGTTTATAATTCTATCTAATGGCATATCAATACTCATAAATCTGTTTTAATTTAGTTTCTATCACTCCTTTATCTAATCCCAATTCAACCGCCATTTTTAAACTTTCTAACTCCACTTTACGATTGTTAATCTTATCAACTTGTTGTATTGCATAACATGGTAAATGATTGAAATTTCCTCTTAAATCTTGCTCATCTAAAATAACCTCGTATGTATCGGTCATTTGTTGAACTTTTGGATTTTCAAAATAACCGATAAAGTTTAAAATTGCTTTGTCATAGTTGTCGTAAGTGCTACCTTTTGCAATTATTGCTATTACGTCTTTGCTTAAATTAAACAAACTACCAACTTTTAACAAATCACTTTCCCAACTTTCATCTAAAGCTAATTGCTTTATGTTAGACACCATTTGTTGCATATCAACTTTAGATTTGGTAGCGTTTATTTTACGTCCATTCTCTAAAGATTGTTCGATACTGTCTTTTTCGGTTTCAGCCATTGGTCGGCTACTTGTATCTTTTGCATCGTGTTGACCGCTAACTAAAAACTTTTCCGTATATTTTAAATTAGTTCCTTTTGATTGTAGTGCTAAGTCTGAATTGATTGCAATTTGATAAAGTGCATCTAATCTGCTATTACCTTTTAACCAATTACCACTGATTCCACCCGACATATCTGTAAAAACGTGTAAGTTTTTCATTTTAAGAACTTGAACTACTCCGTTTTCGTTTCTGTATTTAAAAGTTTGGTTAGTAATATCTTTTTTATATTTACCACTAAAACTAATTTGACTAAATGCTTTTATTTGTGCATCGGTAAAATCTAATCCTTGAGGTCGTAAATAATACCATACATTAGCATCAACATATAAATAAGCGTTTCCACTAGCTAACCAAAATCTATGTTCCCAAAACAAATCAGTCCAAGTTTGCCAATCATTAGGCGTTTTTTGATAACTATATAAAAAATCCTTTTCTTTTAATTTATCATTAATGTACTGGTCAATCTTAACTTGGCTATAAGTATCCGCTAAAAAGCAAAACACTTTTAAAAGAGCAGGATTATTTAAAATAGTTTCAAGTTTATTACTTTCGCTTTTAAAACCTTTTTTCTTACCACCAAACGCATCTAAAATAGAATAGAACCAACTACCATCTGAATTTCTTTCGATGTAGTTCTGCAGTCTATTTGAGTTATAACCAATATTAAAATTAAATCCCATATAAAGTAAGAAAACCTTACCCGATAATAAAATCAGATAAGGTTTGTTTTTTAAAATTAGCTGTATTTACGTTCATTTGTAATAGTTTGATGCATCTTCGCATCAATTAATTGCTACAAATATAATAATATTTATTTAGATTGTATAAAAATTGTTGATTATTTTTAATTGGTATTATATGATTTTTTTTAATAGCTTGTTCAAGTACTTCTTTTGTTAGTTTCTGTTTAAAGAATATTCGCATATTTTCGCCTTTCAATCCGTTTGGATTACTTTTGTTTTTTTGGCGGTGTTTTAACTATAAACATCATAATCTATAATTTTTAAGTTAAACAAATATACTAATTATTTTCGATATATCTACGTCCGTATCTAATAGGGTCAATAATATCGTCAAACGCTTTTATCACTTCATCATCAACAATTCCTAATCTATCATTAGCGTAACTATAGTTTTTAAATTCCAAATCAATGCCATCTGAAACATCAGTATAAACAACGTTAGTAGATTGTAGTAATGTAATTCCCGCCATAACACTTCCCTTCGGTTTGTCAATTCCTACTGCGTACTCCCATCCATAATCACGTAACAACAAAATATTATCAGGAACTGCGCTATCGCAAACAATATCAGCATCATACGGAATACCTAACTTTTTAAACGTGTGAATTATAATACCTCCCTCGTTATTGATATTTGCCAATTCAATTGGTTCTAACTTTGCGAGTAATTCATTCTCACTAAAATAATTTCTTTGGTGGCAATAAAGAGTATTTTTATATCGGTCATATTTCAATTCAACTATTCCGAACTTATGATTTTTACCCCAATCAACGCCAAAGAATGATTTTAGTGGTAAATTAACAAAGTCTTGGTAAGTGTTTCGTGTCCAATCTAAGAATACTCTACCCTCTACACTTCCTACTTCTCCTTTACCATAAACTCTCCATTTATTAGCCCAAAATTGATTTTTAATAGTTCCATCTTCATTATATCCTTTTTCGTAATAAGCTAATATATTTCTAACCTCGTTTTTAGACAAGTATTCGTTATCTAAATAAGTAAGATTAATAAAATTAAAATCATTTATTAAATCGTGTCCGTAAAAATATCCGTCAGGGTTGTAGTCAATAATAACTAAATCTGCTCTTGCAGTAATATCTGTATATTGTTGTAAAGTGGTTTTGTTTGCCTCGTTTATATAAACTATTTTTCTTCTACGCCCTTTACCAACATCTTTTTTATCCAATCCTAAAAACTCTACAAAATGCCCAGCGGAATAAGTATAAAGAGTTTCAGATTTATTATAACGTTTATCATTAAAAAGATTCCAATCTTGAAGTATTTTTATAAAATCATTTAAAGCGGTATCTTTTAATTTTGAAAGTTCAGAGGAACAAATTGTTATTTCAGATTTATTTCGCTCAACATAATCAATAATTATTTGAAGTATAGAAATAGTTTTACCAGCTCCTTGTCCACCTTGAATAACAAAAACTTTTTGCTGGTTATCTTTAAATTTAGGCAATCCATCATTAATAAGTTTTTTAATTTTCCAAAATGCCGTAGTCGGTTTATATTTAAACTCACTATTCATTAAATTTTTTCTAATGGATTATCCCCAAATATAGGCGACTGTGTTATTGGTTTATTATCTGAAGTAACATCTAATTTATCGCCGTATTTTTTAGGATTTAATTTTGACAACTCCCATTTTTTAGAATCTATCTTTAATCTTTGAAGTTGAACCCAAGCTGAATCAATTCTGCCAGTTTCCGCGTCTCTTTGAGGTTCTTCCAAATAATCTTGCTCAATGCTTTCAAATTTTGTTTCTGCCCTTAACTCGGTTGCTCGCGCGTATTGTTTTGATTTTTCTATATCTTCATCAATCCATTTATAAAAAGTTTGAGTACTTGGCATATTTTCTTCTTCTTTAAGTATTTTTCTTAAAGCACGTCCGTTTTCAATCTCTATTAAGATTTTATTGAATATATCGTTTATTTCTTTATTTGAGTACGCCATAACCCCAAAATTACAAAAATATTTTACAACTGCAAGTTTTTTCCAAAGTTTTCTGTAATTTCTATATTGAATGGTATTAGTTGTTCGAGTGATTGAATGCCTTTAAACTCAAAATTGATATTATCAAATATCCAAAATGTTTTTTTATTATAGAATAATTCATTTCCATATAACTCAAACCTCTTAAACCATACTTTAGATAGTGCGGTTTGGTATTGTTTGCACTTTGGAGTTATTGATTTACCATATTTAGAAAAATCACCCCATTTATACCAATCAAAATATTCTTTCGGCTCTTCCAAAACATTCCCATCATCATCACACGGAACAAACATCCAAAGTTTAGGTTCTAATTTTAGTGTTTTAGCGTGTTAGTATTCTTTGCTATTTTCATCTGAATTAGCAATTACAAAATCGGTTGTTGATTGTAGTTTCATAATAATTTTTGTTTTTCTTTAGTGTTTGGTATTCCATAATTAAAATAATCGATTTGGCTTTGAATTTCATTTGCTTTTGTATAATCTTTTTTAATGTAGGCTTTTACTAATTCTTTTTGTAATACGTCTATTTTTGTTTGTTTTGCCATTAGTTATATATTCCTATCATTTTATTAAATTTACGTCTTAATTCTATTCTTTGAACTGAATTATAGGTTTTATTCTCTAACTTTAAATACTTAACTATTGACCTTGCGGTTATAATTTTTTCTTTTAATTCCTCTTGTGTTAATTTTATTATTGGATAATCTTTTTTAAGACGTAAAACAATCGATTTTAAACCACTTCCGTAATTTTCATTAATACCATTTATAAAATTAATTTGGTCGCCTGATAAGTATTGATTTGCGTAAACTGATTGAGCGTAAATATTTAAAAGATTAAATCTTAAACTTGGGTTACTACCTACGGAATAAAAATGTCCAGCATCAAATTTGTCGTTTAAAGGTTTACCACTTGAAATACAAATAAAACCTTTATCAATTAATCGAACTATTGTATTGATTTCTTTTTGTAATAGTTTTTCATAATCGCTTTTAGTCATTAGTTTTTCCTTAATCTCTTTTTTTTCCTTTTGCCATTGCTTTGTTTTTTGTTTTTCTTTTGCAAGTTTTACGCTTTCGTTAAATGCTTTTATACATTCGTCGTCTGATAGGCAAAACTGCTGAAAAGCATATTTTTTTTCAAATTTTATTTTACAGTGTTTACATTTAGGCATATCTTAATTTTTCTAATCGTTTACGTGTTACTAATTGTCCGTTTATATAATATGCGTTTCTTTTTTCGTTATACGTTAATTTTCTAAATACTTTTGTACGCTTTCTTGGACAATGAGATATTTGATAAAGTAGTCCATCATATTTGCAAATAATATAAGGATAAAACTTAAATCTAAATTGTATTTGATTTTCAGATATTTGCATAATTTAATTGCGTTTATTTACAAGTTACCAGCAATGCAGAGCGACCTACATAACCATCAACCATTGTTTATAAATCTGGTTAGCAATTTGAGCAGTCATAACAGGAGGTACGCTCATCCCTATCAAATACTGCGGATTATTAAAGTCCAGGTGGTTGTAGTCTAAAGGATAGCTGCCAATCAAACTAACTGTATCTTTATCAATTAAAGTATTTTCATCAAGCCAATATCTATTTATATCAGTTGCTATTGTATTGCTTGGTTTATTCAAGTCAAGCATCACATCGCCAAATCTACCTTCTGAATAGTTTTGAGTTTCTTTTTTTGCAACACCTTTAGCAAAATGCTTAATAGGTATTTTTGGCTCTTTAAAGTTTAATTCAAGTTTTGGCACTTCTGTAAACATATCAGCAAAATGTAAAAAAGGCTTTGCTAAATCTTTTCTCATTGCTATAAAAAATACTCTTTCTCTTTTTTGTGGTACACCCATTTTTGAAGCATCTAAACCAGTGTTGCACATAATAACCAGCTTTATCAAACTCTCTATAAATCTGTATCACATATTGCTTTGCATCGCCTAAAAGTAACCCTTTCACATTTTCGGCCACTACAATTTTTGGTTGTAATTCTTTTGCTAAATCTATAAAGTCAAAAAACAAAGTGTCTAAAACTTGCATCGCTTGCCCCTCTCTAAATACTTTATCTTTTCCCCAGTCTTTTTCTCTATTTCCTGCCATTGAAAAGCTACTGCAAGGCGGTGAACCATCCAAAATATCTAAATTGTAAAGTTCATCAGGCAAATCAGTTCTTAATTTAAAGGTCTGTATTGGCTCTAAAAAGGCATATTTTGGATTGTGGTTTGCTTTGTATGCTTCAATCATTTTAGGGTCAATCTCGTTGCATCCTAATACGTCAAATCCAGCCAATTTATATCCCATTGTTGAACCGCCACCACAAGCAAAACAACTAAATACTTTTCCTTTGTCTTTTGTAAATACTGCATCTTTTAAATTCCAACGATACGGAAACAAATGCACTGCTGGTAACAGTGGTTTTGCGTCATTGGGGGCTTTTGTGCTATCTATAATCATTTGTTCTATATTTAAATTTTGTACTATCAATCGGCTTTAGTGCTGGAAATCCCCAACGAACGCAAAGCCACCAAACGTTATCACTAATGCAACCACACAACAGCGATTTCATTAACGACAAATTTTAATATTTTTCCATTACAACTACCCTTGCCCCATCCCCAGCAGATAAGTTCTTAACGATATATCCTGCTTTTAAATAAGGTTTCATATTGTTATTTAATTCTGAAGTAGCCCATCCGCTTACAACAATCGTTGCTTTTGGAATTGCAGGTTTTACAGTCATAATTTAAACTGTAGTTGCGGAAATTAGAGTAATGAATAATACTCCTGCGATAAAATAAAATAAGTTTTTCATAATATTTTTTTGAGTTTTTTAAGGTCGCTCAAACCGTTTAATAAAAAAATGCACTAGTGATAACAGCTTGTATAGTTAATGCGGTATTTGGTTTAATTTATTGTTGTTTTTGTACTTGAATTATAGTTTTTGTATGGAGTGATAGGTCTTATTTTATGCTTCTAGCAACGAGTTATAAGAAATAGCTACCATCCTACCTTATATTGAGGCTTCTCCATTGTTTTAGGATTAGTATAGAACATAAATGCTCTTTGTCGTTCTAAATAGTCCTTAATTGGTTCACCATCACTTAATGTAGAATAACTACCACTTACTCTTTCGTTACTTGCTTTTGATATGGATAATTTAGGGGCATTGGGGTTAAACTGTTGTAATGTCAAATCAATAAAATATTCTTGACCTTCAAAGGTATATCCTAACCAATAATGTTCCCAAAATCCAAACTTACCATAATAGATTTTCATATCCCCTTTGAGTTCTTTATCAGATAACATCATTGAAACATATAAGCAAGAATATTCACACATTGAAGAAACATCTATTTTGTAATCTCCAACAACTTCTTCACCTTCTGCTTTCAACCATTCAATAAAATGGTCTGTTGATAATTCAAAATCAAACTTCATATCTACAAAATCCATTTCTTTTGGTGTAGAAAAAAGTAAACTGAAACTATCCGCACCTTCGCATAACATCGGTTTTGCAAAAGCAAGGGCTTCATCGGTTATTTGAACATTTGTATTTCTATCAATCATTTGTACTTAATTTAAAGTTTAGTGCTTCTAACCCCTTGCCTTCGCCAAGCCGAGAACCGTTAGCGGTTATTCTTAAAGAACTCCTGTGCAAAACCACGGCTACACATCGAGCGAATATCAGCATCGCATTTTATTGATTCTTTTGCCCATTGCATTTCGGGTATTAAATCAACCGCTG